AATTTGAGAATGAGGTTCACATGGTGAATTACCTAATGAAGAATTGTTATTGGGGTTGGTGTGAGGCCGTTAAACGTAGGCTTAGATTACCAGTCGTATTGGAAAGTCAGCTGATTCCAGCTGGGGCAGAAGAAGATCGAGCACCTGTCAACAAGCTTGAAGAGTCGGTTGAGCCCAAGGAAATGGTGCTCGATCCTCACAGGCTACACGGAATCGCAAAACACCTTGTGCTTCAAGAACTCGGTCCAGTATCGGCCAGCATTTTTGAACTACACTACGTCAATGAATTAATTGTCAAGGATGTTGCAAAAGAGCTTGAACTCAAACCTGAGATCGTTCGAAATAGACTTACCACAATCAAGAGATTGCTCAATAGAAGGCTCAAGCATTTCGCGAATAATAATTATCAAATAGGCCGAGGCCGACTTCATGCTTATTAAGTAAGTTAACAACTGCAAATACATTATTAAATGAAAAAATGGAACAGAAGCGGTAACCATTTCTCAATTGGAGACGTTACCAATCAAATCGAGGCCCTTCCTCCTGGAGTTTACGCTCTTAATCAGAGCATGTTCGGATTCTATCTTGAAAGAATCGAAGACACGTTCGAGTTCTCGCATAAGCTGTACGGCTTAGAGACTCGATTGATAGATCGAGTTGTCAAGACTTGGACCGAAACTGACAGAAACCTGGGAATCTTGTTGAACGGGCTTAAGGGTACGGGTAAAACCGTTTCAGCTAAGGTTATCTGTAATCAACTTAATCTACCCGTAATATTGGTCAACATGAATCCTGAAGGTGGCGGAATTCCAGAGTTCTTGAATGAGATTCAGCAAGAGGTCGTTGTGCTAATTGACGAGTACGAAAAGATCTTTGGCGAGGATGCTGAGCTCTTAACTGTCATGGACGGAGTTTTAACTGGAACATCACGTAAGCTTTTCTTACTGACTACCAATAAGACCTACATCAATGACAACATGCTACAGAGACCAAGCCGTATTCGTTACTTCAAAACGTTTAAGGATCTTTCGCCTGCAGTGATTGAGGAAATCGTTGACGATACATTGATCAACCGCAAGTTCAAACATGATGTGATCTCGACCATCTCAAACCTAGAGATCATTACAATCGATATCGTGAAATCGATAATCGAAGAGGTTAACTTGCACAACGAGAGTCCCAACGAATTCATGGACGTATTCAATGTCAAGAAAATCACAGGTAAGTACACGATTTATCAAGTGGAAAAAGACGAGAATGGCAAGCCGGTTGAGACCGAAATCTTTAAGGGAGTTAAGTTGTATCCTCGAGAATTCGATGAGGATCGAGTAGGATCAAGCCTTCAAATCGGAGATCACTATTTCGGTTGCATTGAAGAGGTTCTTTCGTTTGACACTATCGTTGTTAAACCGTACGACACCGAAGAAGAGGAAGTTCCTACGTTAAGAGGCAAAAAGAGAAAGCCTAAAGTCCAAAAGCCAATAACTCTTAGAATTGAAACCTACGATTCAATTAACAGTAGTTATAAGTACTTCAACTACGCTTTTTAATCCAGACATACTTATTTTAAAAACGGGATCATCTAGGTCCCGTTTTTTATTTTACGGGAGTCCGGCAAATAAATAACTAGGTAAATAATTAGTAACTCCAAATGAAGCACATCAAACTATTTGAGCAATTCGTAACCGAATTCTACGCGGCTGAGCCGGCTACCAAACCGGCACCGACCATTGCTCCGACCAAGCCTGCTACAAGACCAAAACCGGGCCCAATTCCTACAAAGAAACCGTTCAAACAACCTGAGCCAGCAAAAGCTCAAGCTGAAGACGTGTTGGCTCGTCTAAAAGAACTAGAGAATGAGAATGAAATCGTTTAAACAATTCATGAATGAGGCCGATATCAAGGGAAATCCAGCTATTTCGCCAGAGTACTTAGCCTCCCTAAACAAGAGAGCTGAGGCTAGTGCCAGAGAGATTGAAGAACGATATGGCCGTGAAGTGATGAATCTAATGAAGTTTGCGAAAGAAGTACAGGAAATTCAAAATAAGAAAGACGACACTGATAAATCAGCAAATGGGCCAACCGATAATGCTTCAAAGATCACTAAACTTGAGGCTTTAACCAAAAGTGTAATAGAACAGTTTTACGGTCCTATCCTTAGAGATACAGAACTAGACATTAGAATTCCTACTGACCCACGTGAAATGAAGCAAAAAATGGATCAGGAAAAGTCGGAGGCTGATGCGATGCCGGACTTCAAAGAAATTGAGGACGATGCCACTCGAACAGCGATTCACAAGCGTAAGATCCTAAACATGATTACTCAGGGCGAGGCCATCAATTCAAAGAAAATGCTTTTGAGCGATGTTAATAGGGACGGATTAGCCGAAATATTTGGAAAAGCTGATTCTGAAAAAATGATAGAGCTCTTAATTAAGATAACCGATATCTGTAATGCCAGAGACTGGCGTATACCCGAGGAAGTTGCAGAATTAATGATCGAACAGGGGCAATCTCTGAGCGGCGTTTCTAAGATTGAATGGAAACCTAACAGGTCAAAACAAGATGACTCAGCCGATGAACCTGAAAATGATGAAGATTCACCAGCAGATGATCATTCAACCGATACTGCAAAGCTAATCATTTTGGGAATGGATCAAGCAATGCTTTTCCATGAAGCAGTCAAAGCAATTTACGGCTTAATTAATCAGGGTGGGCTTGCTCATCTTGATGATGAGACCATTGCAAAGGTCTTTATGAACGCTGACACTCCAAGGGATGAGGTTCAAGATCTTAAGAGAGCTAAGCTAACTGCTGCGGATCTTAGAGATTTCATCAATGATTTCCCAGAGGTTGCGACTATTGAAAACGGTCGAGAATACGTTTGGGGTAAGATGATTGATGCAAGCATTCTACCCGATGCAAAGTTCCTTGAACTAATGCGATTGATCTTCACAGCCGCTCCTCTTTACAGACAGGTTAGTGAGAACGAACCGCCTTACTCAGAAGAGGAAATCTCTGCTGCTCGCGAAGCAATGCCTAAAGCCCAAGCGGTCGTTAACAAGTTGATTCAGCTAATACAAGACGAGCTCGCTGACTGGGAAGATTCAGTTTCGGGTTCAGAATACGATGATGAAGATTATGGAGACTCTAGCTTCGATAACGCGTTCGATAACGGTTTTTTACCAAGAGCAGCCAGAGGCGAAATGAGCCAGTCTGAAATTCAGAGTTTGATTGACCAAGCACTAGATCGCCGAGACTTTGCTGAAGTCCAAAGACTTTCTAAATTATTGAAAGAGAATAATTTAAGTTAATGAAGCACGTAAAACTATTTGAAAGTTGGGTCAATGAGGCTCTAACCGCAGATCAAATTGCTGCACAGATTCAAGCAGCAGTCGCCGGCATTGGCACGGACGAGACTGCTCTAACCTCAGCAATCCGATCAATTCCTGACGCAGCTTCTTTAGTTAAAATCAACAAGACTTTAAAAGCAGGTCATGAGGATCAGCAGAAAGCATGGGCATATCCAAGCGTTGGTGATGCAATTAATGGAGAGCTTGGATTGTTTGACTCTGATTACAAGACTCAGATAATGACCCACATCAAGAACATTAGAGCAGAACAGTACCTTAATTCGTTCAAAGCCCCGCCTCCTCCAACCGACCCGGTCATTGCATCAATCAAGGATCGCGTAATAAAACATGAAGGCTCAAAGCCTTTCAAATACCTGGATTCCAGAAAGATCCCAACTATTGGAGTAGGTTTTAATCTTACTCGAGGGGACGCTTCTCTCCAATTAAAAAAGGTTGGAGCTAATCCTGAAAAGATCAAGTCGGGTAAATCTCCATTGACTCAGGACCAGATAAATGCTCTGCTTTTTACTGATCTTAAACAGGCAAAGTTAAATGCCCAAGATCTAGTTCCAAACATGGAAACTCTACCCACCCAAGTTCAAGGAGTCTTAACTGAAATGGTTTTCAACCTGGGCAAGACTGGGCTTTCTGAGTTCAAGAATTTTCTAGCCCACATAAAACAGAAAAACTTTGATGCTGCCTCAGACGAAATGCTAAAGTCTACATGGGCAAAACAGGTCGGCGAAAGAGCCATAACCTTAGCAGGTCTCATCAAAGCAGCCTAACTTTTTTGGTATAATAGGTCTATCTATGGACTTAAATTTACGCTACGTCGATCCAATGGTCGACATGGCCAAAACCGGTGATGATCGTGCTCTTGCAGATTTGTGGAATCAATGGAAGCCTTTAGCCTATAAGACGGCTGCTAAATACTTAACCGATCGGGGCGAACTTGATCAAGCTGTAGCTCAGGGACTTGCTAAAGCTCTCATGAATCTAGACAAGTGGAGCGGAACTGGCCCTTTCGCTGCCTGGTTAGCAAGGGTCGTTTGTAACGAAACTGTTAATTGGATTAGGCAATTCAAGACAAAGGCAAAGGTATTTTCTGACATTGATGGAATTGATGTTAAAATCGAAGACGTTCATGCGGACAGGCCGGCTCTAAATTTAATTAGGGGAATCGTTGATAATCTTCCGACTAGACAACAATTTGCATTCAAGCTTGTTGTCTATGAGGATTTATCGTATGAGGAGGCTGCTGTGCACATGGGCACAACAGCCGGTGCAGTCAAATCAAACGTGCATGATGCAAAGACTAAACTAAGAAAATTGTTGTCTGGGACTGGGCTTCGATAATTCTTATGAAGCTCACCTAAAATAAATAAACCTGAAATAAATTACGCAATAAATGCCAAAGTACATAAAGCTATTTGAATCTTTCATTGGTGAAGCAGCTGATGACCTGATGACGGTCTTCAACGATACAAGCAAGGTCAAATGGACCGTTTACGCTTCAATATTTAAACTTTCCAGCAAGAAACTGGGTAAGATGATGGCGGTTACCGATGCCAATAAGGTTAAGGAATTGGGTTACAACGTGTTAGCCATGTTAACTGTAGCAGACAATGCAGTCATTACTAAATTAAAGGATGCGGGTGGACTTGCTCTTACTACTCAATCCGGAACTCTAGAACAATTGCCTGGAGGAGAACCTAACTACGCATATTCGGCTAGGTTCGGATTCAAAGTAACTGAAAAATTAGGTAGCGCAAAGATAGATTCAATCTCTGATATACTAGATGGACTTGGAACAACCGGTTCCGCCGGAACAGCCGGTACTTCAGGTTCAGCAGGCAGTGCTGCTGATAAAATGTTCGGAGCAGCTTCAGCCAATTTCGATAAAGCGATGCAAGAGGCTGGCGTAAAACAGATTGCCGCCTACTTACGAATGATTAACAATCCAGCTCTACAATCAGCAGCCGGTCAAGACCCGTCAATCAAGACTCTTCTTGATGCTCAAGCAGCGGCGGTTACGCAAGCTGATAAAGATGCAAAGGAGAGAGAAATTGAGCCCAAGGTCAAAGCCGCATTGACTTCAAGGTTGGCTCAAGTTCAAGCCGACTTCAGCACTACGCAAGATCCTAACCTAAAGAAACAGGCTCAAGATAAAGCTCAACAGCTAGACTCTCTAATAAAAAATTACAAGCCTGAATTTGGACCTGCACTTAATGTGGGTTCAGCTGGAACATCAGGTTCAGCTGGAATTTCTGCACAAAAATAATGATAGAGTTTGAAATACATTAAATTATTTGAAGAGCATTCGCTAAATTCACTAAATGCACAAAAGGCCGATTTAGATGGGCTAAAGGACATAGGGATCATTTCTCCAACAGAGTACACAGATAAGATAAAGGACATCAATCGTCAAATAAAGTCTATGTTAACAACCGGCTCAATGAATACAATGTATTCAAAGAAATGGTTCGATGATATTAGAACTGTACCTGAGTTCAAATGGCTAGTTGATGTAGTTGATTCTCCTGAATACTCAAACTTGGTTTCAAAGGGAGTTGCTTTATCTTCAAGTTTTACTCAATTAATGAATCATACACTGGTCTTCTCGAAAAACCCGGAAAGGCGTGTAGAGTCTGATTATGCAATTGGATTCTTTGGAGCTACTAAAACGGTTAGACGAATCGTACCTAAAACTGGGAACCGGGACATGGACATGATAATAAAGATTTTCAAGTCTCCAACCGAAGCTGACTTCTTCAAATCAGCAATGTCGTACATCGCTGACACAATTGACTTTACGACCAATTATTTTAGTTCAAAGCGAGCAGTCAAAGCTGAGCTTTTAAAACAAGAAACCGTTGCCGAATTCAAAAAGGTTATGGTCGAATTCATTAAGAAAAAAATGCCAGGAGCAGATGATTCGCAAATCCGAAAATTGTCAGACCATCTTCATGCTTTAATTGGATGGAACCTAGCAGAGATCAAACCTGCAACAAAAGCATTGAAGACCTGGCTAACAACAGATAAGACGGTAAATCTGTCCATATACTCGTATGCTCCACTTGATGGAGAACTTCAACAGCTCCTATTAAACGATCCAAGATTAATTGTTCACAATCGAGCTCAACGAAGTTTAACATAAAATGTAAAATTTAATAAAATGAAGTACCTAAGGATATTTGAAAGTTGGATGACCAGCGAAGATCAGATGATCGATGAAAACATGCAGGCCGCAAAGTCCTTCATGCTAAAAAGACTTGCTGATCGTTTGCGTAAGCCGGTTCAAGAGCTTTCGCCTGAAGAACAGACTCAGGCCCTAAGCGATCCAAAGTACAAGGAGATCCTTGCTCTACTTGGAGAAAAGTACAGAGGATACGCTGGATCCTTCGTTAATTTCGTATTCCTTCAAAGAATAGCAATTCAACAATTACAACTTCTATTGGCTGAGATTGAAGCGAATCGTGAATTCATCAGCTCACTACCTCATACGATTGAGGCCTATTCAAAAGGTAATCCAGACCAAACCTCTAGAATTTCAGGATTTGAGGCATTAATGGACCAATTCGCGCAAATTAAGTTTCGTAGAAAAGGTAAATGGATCATTGACAAATTACCTGGAGTTATAAGAGCCAAAGCAAGAGAGGCGAGTCCTGAAGAACAACAGGAACTATTAAGAATTGGAGCTACTCTTGCGGATCAGGATCCGGAAATTCAAAAGCGATTAATGAAAAAGGTTAATCGTTTCTTGAGCAAGCCAATTGCAGATTTTATTGCCTATGCTCGTAACTTCGCTGATGCTCAAAACACAGAAGGCGCGCCCAAATTGGCTGCACAGGCTGAAGATCTTGCACCGGCGGTTAATGTGTTATACGATGATGAGCGTTACGTAGTAATGTCAATCAGAACTGAAGCTGCACAAAAGGCCCTATGTTCCGCTGCTAACTGGTGTATTAACACATGGGCATGGAAGCAGTACGCAACCGGTGCAGTACAGATAAACATCTTTGATTTTGGAGTTCCTAGCACAGATCCTTTACATATAGTGGGCACAACGATTTACTACAACGGTAAGGTTAGAACCTCACATGACATCAACGACCTTGCTATCAAGAAATCTGACGATCCAGCAGAACACTTTACCAAATTGGGATATCCGACCGATGTTGTTGATTCAATCGTTAAACCGCTTGCAGCCGAATGCGCGGTCAAGCAAGTGCTAGATGAAGGAGCGTCGGCTAAAACCGGCAGAGCGATCATAGACAAGATCATGACGGCAGGTCACAGCTTGCAAATAGCTGATCAAACAATGTCGGCCTATGCTGAGCAGGAAATAGCTAATGTGATTGATCAGGAAATGGGTCAACTAATTAAAATGCAGGACGTGATTGACTCATTCAAACAGTACGGTGTTGTATCAACATTTGCCGCAAAGCTATATAATAAATTGATAGTCGGCTCGGCGATTTCACAAAACGACAACGAAGCGATCTTGGCAAAGACTGCCCGAGGTTTCAAGTTGATGGAGGCAGCAATCGCTGCAGGTACTTTTGAAAAACAGGCGAATACTAAACGTAAGATTGAAGCAATCCTTGCGGTCAAGGACCAGATTCTGGCCATGATCTCTAACCAATAACCTTTTGCCCAATATTTAGTATAATAAGCCAGTATGGTCAACAATACTGAGCAGATCAGATCGATGTTAAGATTCGATTCTGAGGATACTTTTTACTTTTTACAAATCTTCAAGAGACGTAAGGACAATCCTGACATGGACAAGGATATGATAGTTCTTGCGAATTACTGCGTCAAGTCATTGGCTCATTTCGATAAGCTTGTGCCTGATGTAATTAAACAGTGTCAAGACAATAATGCTCGAGCCTATTTCAGGCTTAATCGTAGAAGTTATAAAAAGGCCGCTTTAAAAGCTATGAGGTTAACCGCTGAATACATTGAGGCCGGTCAATATAGGTCAGTCCGAAAAGCATTTGATTCTGCGGCCGGCATGTATCATGCAGATCCCGACAAGACCTGGATAATCGATATCGATTACAAAGATCTTGAAGGAGACCGCGATCAATCGATCAATGAAATAATCAGCGCCGTTCAAAATCTAATTTCTGAAACTGATAGAGACGATACGGTTTGGACAATCAACAGCAAGAACGGGATTCACCTGATCTGTCGACCTTTCAATCTCCAGAAATTCAAAATCTCTTATCCAAAAATAGACGTTCACAAAGATAATCCAACAATTTTATATGCAAACTAATTTATTACAAGACCTAGCAACATACTTAATCGTGGGCCTTATTTGGGGAGCCATCATTGAGCACATTGAATCAAAGCAAAAGGATCGCCAGCCTCCAAAAACTATGAAGGCTAGAGTAGTCATCATTCTAACTTGGCCAATAACGGTCTTTCTCATGCTACTTGGAATGATCCGAAATTTATTAACTGGAAAATAAGAAATATGTCAAAAACAATAATCGTACACGAGAGATTTAGGACCAATGAACTAAGTCTTAAACCCGGCGGATACTCAGTGACCGTCGTTTATTCAAATGGGACTCAAAGAATCTACAATAACGTGAAGAATCCAAAAGCCTACATCAATTCTATTGCAAAGGACGAGACAATCGTTAAGACTCTAGTAGACGGTGAAGTTTACTGGACTCGATAAATAAAATAAAGATTTTAATTAATGAAAATTGCTGGAATGCAAAGGCTTTCTCAAGTCGATGAACACAAGATCGGACTTGATCTGATAAAATATTCAATAAATCACATCTCTCAATTCTGTTCTCATCTGTATTTTTTACAGATAGGAGATATTAATGAAGAGACTCTATCTCATATTGAATCATTGGGAAAGCCCTATAAGATCGTAAGAACTCAAGTTGATTACGGAAGGGGCTGGAACTTCAAGAACAATGAAAGCCTAGACGAGATGTACAGATTAATAGACGATGAGCAATTCGATTGGGTCGTGTATCCTGATATGGACAATCTACTTCCTGCAAACATGATTGAGCTACTAGAACAAGCGGATGAAATTGCAGCAGAGACCGTTAGGCTACATATAATTGAATGTTTTGGAGGAGTTGACGAAATAATCGAGGTAAAACCGGGATTTCCAATAGGACCTCACTTCATTGCAGTCAAGCACGCTAAAGATATTACGTTCGTAGGGTCTGACGGTTTTTGTGAGGCTCGTAAACTCGATCGTAAGCTTGTTAGACATGAAACTCCTTACTGTGCTCGTCACATGAGATACGTTGGAGCTTCTCAAATTGAGAATCGTAAAAGCATGAACTACTTTCAAGAATACTTTTTACAGGATCATGCAACAATTAAATATTTGGAAAATCAAAAAATAGACTACTACAAAAGATGACAGTAAGTTTCGTTTGCACGACGTACCGTAGATACAGATGCGTTGAGAGAATTATAGAACAGTTCATTCAACAGGATTACCTTCATAAAGAATTAATTATCTTCAATACTGATGTTGAGAATCCAATGAGCCTTGATCCTGACTTAGCTTACTTAAACATAAAGCTCATCAACAACGACACTGATTACGTAACTGGTAAATCTTACACCAATCGTGGAGCCATTTGTAGAGACGCCGTAACTCATGCAACCGGCGAGTACTTCATGCTGGCAGATGACGATGACGCTTACCTTCCTTGGCATATTCGCCAAGCTGTGGATGGAATCTCAGCAAACGGTAAGGACGCTTGGAAACCGGAGAGAAGTATCTTTGCAACCCCTCATAAGGTTGAACTTACTCGAAATACTCTGGAAGCATCAGTAATAGTAAGGATGAATCGAATCAGAGAAATTGGATTTAGAGATGATATGACTGGATACGAGGGCTTAAGCTGGTACACCAAGCTTAGGGACGAAAAGAATCTGGACGAGCACTTTACTCATTACGTTCCGTCTTACTGTTTTAACTGGTCCGATCCTTCTGATATGGCAGGTCACAAGCAGTCAGGCGATATTAACAATCCAGCCAATTTCGATAATCATAAGATTGCCTCTACTGATGTTTCAGCAAAACCTTTAAATCGCTGCGGCCAGTCTGTAATAGATCCTTTCTACAACAGGTTCTATGAATTTTTATCTAATACTAAAAACAATTACGATCCGGAACTATGGGAAAAATACGTAAGCCCTTACGTCCAGGAGAGATTGGAGGCTTAGATAAATAATTCTGATGAAACTTTTTAAATTCACCGAATTCATAAATGAGGGCCAATTCTACCAAGATCAATTGAATCCAATGGTCTGGGACGGAGAAGAGCTTAACCCGGAGATCAGAACCAAGCTTCTACAGATCGCTCATGACTTCTACGAGGACTTAAAAGTTAGTGCTCCAATTGAGGACATTCAACTTACAGGTTCCCTAGCTAACTATAACTGGACCGAGTACTCTGACTTTGACGTACACGTCATCATGGATCTTTCTAAGATAAACGACGACGTTGAACTTGTAAAGATAGCAATGGAAGGTTTAAAAACTGTATGGAATCAACGCCATCCTGTAAATATTGGAGGATACGATGTTGAGTTGTACGCTCAGGACATGAATCAATTACACCTGGCATCAGGTCTGTACTCTTTACTAAAGGGCGAATGGCTTAGAAAGCCAGATTACAATCCGCCAAGCGTAGATCCAAAGGACGTTCAGATAAAATCCGACCACTACATTTATGCTATAAAGCAACTCATGAAAGAGATTCAAGGTGCTGGACCTGAAGAGGCTCGTGATATTATGGAAAGAGCTTCTGTTCTAAAGAAAAAGATCTCAAGGTCAAGGGACGAGCAGCTCGCTCATAAGGGCGGAGAGTTCTCGGTCGAGAATCTAGTATTTAAAAGATTACGTAATGAAGGTTGGATCGGTAAATTGATTGACCTAAAATCTCAAGCATATTCACACATCTATTCAGAACCATCGGATGCAGTTGATTCTAAATTCTCAACTGAATCGGATGTAGTAGACGAATCTGTTTCTTTCGGTAAGGGTAACACAGTCGTTGTAATGGGTCCCGATGTCGAGGGAGGTCGTAGACTTTTTGTGTTCTACGTTGATTGGGTCAGAGAAGTTGAAAGAGCTGGCCGTTGGGTAAACATGGTTGGACTCTCTTCTCCGATGATGATTCGTCAGGAGAACGGAAATCTAATCGCAAAGCCAGTAATGTTTAATTCTCAAACTCTACAGAAGTACGCGGGTCTTAGCGATTACCAAGTCGTTCTAAATTCAAAAACGAAAACTCCGTTTTGGTTCGAGACAGTTAAATTCTCAAACCATATTCCAATGCTTAGAGCATTAAGAAACCAATTAATGGGAATTCCTGGAGTTAAGATACCTTAATTTTGGTATAATAGCATTATGCGAAAACTATTTTTAACGCTAATTTTATTGGCAGTAACCGGTGTATCACATGCGCAGATCGTGATTGATCAAGCCGGAGATGACTGGCGTTCCAAAGTAGATTCAGCAATATCGCTGATCAAAACTTCACCAAGCTTTTATTACGGAGGATTGCTGACCGTGTGCGACACAATATCGTTCTTCAATGCAAGCTTTTCAAGCTGCGATGGTTCCTTTCAAAAAAAGGGAACCATTTTCGTTTCGGCAAACGACGTTAGGCTCGGCATTCAAAACATTGCAGCAGTCATTGTGCATGAAAGCCTGCACCTAAACCTGAGAATGCAAGGAATCACAATTCCACCAAGGCAAGAAGAGCACTTGGCATACACTTACGAATGGCAGTTCCTAAAGAATTTACCTGGAGCAGACCGATCTTTAATCAAATACGCTGAGGAACGCATGAAACAATTTAGGTAAAACCTTTTATAAAAAATCGAATACAATACAAACTATATGGCATCTACTAAAGAAATAGGAAAGAAGTACCAACTGCTTGATGAGATTGAGCACGTTCTTAAAAGACCTGGAATGTACATTGGTTCTACTAAACCTCACACGGCAAATGAATGGATTCTCGGAGACGGCCTTTATTCAAAAGAGGAATTGACCTACAATCCAGGATTCTTGAAGCTGTTTGATGAAATCATTTCAAATTCGGTCGACGAACACAAGAGGGCAGGTAAAATCAATACAATAAAGGTATCTGTGACTGCTGACACAATCACAGTATGGGATAACGGAGGAATTCCAGTCGTTCAACATCCTCAACATAAAGTTTGGATTCCAGAATTAATTTTCTCTAACTTAAGAGCAGGCTCAAATTTCAACGATGAAGAAGGCAGAACCGTTGCAGGAACTAATGGAGTTGGAGCTTCATTGGTTAATATTTTCTCAAAGCGTTTCGTGATTGACACGGCTGACGGAAAGAATCGTTTCTTACAGACGTTTACTGATAACATGTCAAAGAGAACGACTCCAAAAACAAGTCGAACGTCTCAAGGCTTTACCGAAATAACTTACGTTCCGGATCTTTTAAGATTTGAAATGAAGAAGATAGATGATGCTCATTGCAAGATGATGCGTAAACGTGTAATTGATATTGCTGCCGCGAATCCGGGTCTCAAGCTTGAATTTAACGGCGAGAAATATCGATTCAAAACATTCAAGGAATACGTTGATCTGTATGTAAACGATTCAATTTGGGAAAGATCAAAGGATTGGGAAATATCCTTTGGGGTTTCAAAGGACGGTTTCCAATCAGTATCGTTCGTCAATTCAATCCACACAAAGGATGGCGGAACCCATGAGAACTATATCTTAAATCAGGTAATTGAGTATCTCAGAGCCATGATCAAGAAGAAGCACAAGGTCGATGTTAAACCATCAGAAATAAAAAACCATGTATTTCTTTTCATAAATTGCACAGTAATAAATCCGGCATTCTCATCTCAGACCAAAGAAAAGTTAATCACTGAGCCCAAGGATTTCGGTACGAAACACGACGTGACTGAGAAATTCGCAAAGGCCGTATTTGGGTCAGAGGTAATTCAGTCTTTGCTTGATTGGATCGAGCAGAAAAAGAATGCAGAAGAGAGAGCAGAACTACGTAAGCTTAATAAATCGTTAGCTAGCACTAAAGTGCTTAAGTTAATTGATGCAAAAGGTAAGGACCGTAATAAATGCGTGCTTGGAATATTTGAAGGTATGTCAGCTCTTTCAGCCGTACGTAAGTTCAGAGATCCGCAAACTTTCGGAGCCTTTCCTCTGAAGGGTAAATTCCTGAACGTTAGTGAGATGACAAACTCTGGGGTCATCCAGAATGATGAGGTCGTCCAGCTAATGGCTTCATTAGGAATCAAATTAGGAGAGGAACCGGGTGATCTGAGATATGGCAAGGTGTATATCTATACTGATGCTGATCCGGACGGAGACTCTATTGCAGGTCTGCTAATTAACTTTTTTAACAAGTACTGGCCAGAACTATTCGATCAAGGTCGAGTATTCAAAGTCATGACTCCGTTAGTCGTTGCTAAAAAGGGCAAGGAGGTAAAACCGTTCTACTCAAACGAAGAGTATTCCGAATGGGAAAAGAAGACTGGCGCAAAGGGTTGGGATGTTGAATACAAGAAAGGTCTTGCTGCATTGGAAGACGTTGAGTACCGAGACATTATCCACAGTCCAGTTCTCGTTAAGCTGCAGAACGACAAGAATTTCAAGGACAGCTTGAACGATTGGTTTGGATCAGACTCTGAACCTCGCAAGGAGAAACTACTTAAACTTTCAATATAATGAAACGATTTATAAGATTTATAACAAAAATACAGATGTCAATTGATTGGACTCGCGAACGCTCAACATTTCAAAAATTCTAAATGACAGATAATAAAACCCTAATTCTTGCAGAGTTTGAGAAACTTAAAGGTCAGTTCGTAATCAATGCCTGTTGGGATATCGAAAGACTTATTGCGGTCGGCGAAGATGAGATGGACTACTATTGGATAACTTACAACGGTCGTAAACTTAAGTGGAATACTTGCGTCGGCAGACTCATGCCTCTCAAGGGTCATTTAAGAGATAAGGATTATGCTGAGCTGATTAGACTAGCTAAGCTAAATCATTACGATCAGGTAACTCTGTGGAGTAACAGCGAGCCTGAGAAATTTCAAGCGGCTCGTGAAGAACATGTCAAAGAGCTTTTGACTCTACCGGAAGATCATCGATTTTTAACACCAGTCTGTTTAGAATTAAATTAAGTAAATGACAATTAACCAAATAAAAACAGAAATCCTTTCAGGATTAACTATCTCAATAGCTCTCGTACCTGAAGCAATATCATTCGCTCTACTCGTTGGAGCCGCTCCACAAGTTGGATTATGGGCAGCGGTCTTCATGGCACTTTCTACTTCAATCTTCGGTGGTCGGCCAGGAATTATTTCCGGTGCAACTGGCGCAACTGCAGTAATCATGGCAGGTTTAGTATCTAAAGTTGGAATAGACTCTCTATTTCTGGGAGTAATCTTAGCTGGCTTAATTCAATTGACCATCTTTGCATCCGGCGCATGGAGAATATTTGTAAAGATACCTCAGGCTGCAATCTCAGGGTTTTTGATTGCCTTAGCTTTAATGATATTCAATAGTCAATTGAAGTATCTGCAAGTAGGTTCTCCTACTAGTTCACAAACGATTTGGCTTATTTGTGTAGTTGCTCTGTCTGCTGCAGCCATGGTGTACTCAGCAAAACAATTCAAGTTTCCACCAGCTCTTTCAGCAATCGCAGTCGGTACGCTTATCGGTATTCCATTCGGCTTTGCAACAGTCGGTGATCTATCGCCAGTTACGGCAAGCTTACCAGAATTAAAGGTGCCAACTGCCTCTATCAATTTAATACTCGCAGTCATTCCATACTCTTTCGGCATGGCAATTTCAGGATTAACTGAATCATTACTTACAGTTGATAGCATTTCCAATAAGCTTAAAGAGCCAGGTGACAAGGGGAGAGAAACACTAGCTCAAGGAATCGGCAATATAGTAAGTGGTCTATTTGGAACAATGGGAGGCTGTGTACTAGTAGGACAAACTAACTTGAATATTGAAGCAGGCGCAAAAAATCGGCTGTCTAGCTTAGTTGCTGCGTTAGGATTGGCTATTATTATTCTAGTGTTCGGCAAGTGGATTGAAATGTTACCTCTGGCCGGTTTGATTGGTGTAATGATGGTAGTTGTTTACCAAACTGGCGCATGGTCAAGCCTTCGTATTAAAAAAATAAAACACTTATCAATAATCACAACCACAGTTCTGGTTTCCTTAGCTACTCGTAATTTAGCAATAGGTGTAATTTCTGGAACTTTGGTATTTTATTTTAGTACAATATTAAAACATGATGCAATTAAAAACTAGCAAAACAGTTACCGAGTATTTGGATCAGGACTATGCGATGTACGGTATGTACACGCTAGAAAATCGAGCGATCCCTTCAGTGATTGACGGATTCAAGCCAACTCAACGTAAGATCATCTTCATTGCTGATAAAGTTTGGCGTTCAGGTAATGAGAAGCCCCTAAAGATATTTCAATTAGGTGGTAAGATCGCATCTGATGCACACTACCATCACGGTGATGGTTCACTAAATGGTGCAATCATTGGTATGGCTCAATCATTCAAGAACTCATTGCCTTTACTTGACGAGATTGGTCAATTTGGTTCTTTACGATCGCCTGAGGCAGGTGCTGCTCGTTACATCTCAACCAAGCTCACAGGTAATTTCAGACTTTTATACAAAGACTTTGAACTATTGGAGAATCAGGTAGAAGAAGGTAATGTGATTGAGCCTAAGTTCTTTTTACCTATCATCCCAACCGTTTTGTTGAATGGTAGTTCAGGAATTGCTGTGGGATTCGCTACTAATATTTTAAACCGAAATCCTCTTGACCTTGTTGATTCTTGCCTAAGGGTGCTAGATGGAAAGAAGGTCGGTAAGCTTTTACCTTGGTGGAAGGAATACTCAGGCCCAGTCGAGAATGTTACGGGAACCAACCAGTACATAATGCGCGGAGTCTATGAGATTCAGAATACGACAACGGTTAATATCACTGAGCTTCCGCCATCAATGACATTTCAAAAGTACGAGACTCATCTTAACTCCTTACAAGACAGAGGTATCATTTACTCGTATGAGGATAACTCAACTGATGGAATCAATT